AACTTGGGTTCTCACATCTGCGACAATCGCGAAGATCAAAGTCAAGAATCTCGCCGTGATTAAGCATGATCGTGAAGATCTTGTTGTGATCTAATCCGTAGTCAGTCACCAAGAATGCAAGCCCCTCACCCTTCGGAGTCATCATCCATAGTTCGGGATTGAGTTGGACTACTTCCACGCTGGTCCTGTAAACCACGCTACCAACACCCAGCGTGTACCAAAGATAGGTGCGCGAGCGCGATGCTCAATGTAGGAGGGGAACCAAGTACCCGCACCTTGTTCGCGGATGAACCTTCCGTTGACTAGATCAGCCTTAACTTGCAACCCACCGCCTAGGTACTCGCTAGGATCAGATAGGTTGACCACTGCCGTCAGCTTCCTAACTGGAGCCTCCGAGGTGAATGCGTCCCAATGCCACCAGAACTGCTGGAGTGGATTGTACTTTAGGATCTGCAACTGCTGGATGCCCTGGATGTCGAAACGCCATACATCGGCATTGATGCTGTCTGTTAACTCTCGCATCACTTTGTATATCCACTCGTAATGTGTAGCGAAAGGAACCCAGCACGATGAGCAGCTTCTTGCAAATGACTTGCGTGTTGTGCCGTCTTTGTTCATCACAGTTGCTCGCTTCATGCCCATGACCTCGGCATCCTGCCTTAGCATGGTGCATTGCGTAGGCGTGAGGACGTAGCGATCCACGCTGGCGGTTAGAACCTTCTGCTTGAATGCTTCGTTCATTTAGTCATCTCGGCTAGTTCCAGCAACGCCTTGTTCAGTGCGTACTCAAAGCACGCCTTCTTATCCTTCTGTAGATGAATCCTACCAGCCTCAGCCAGAGCGTTGAACGTCTTGTCATCCACCTTAATGTCGATCACCGCCGACTTAACTTCCCGAATGTCTAGTACTTCAATTTGCTTCTTTCTTCTCATTATTCTAGTTCCTTTTTTATACGATCTATGATCCAGAGGATTATGTAAAGCGCGAAATATATACCAGATAAAATTACACAAGAGTATAAAATCATCCAGCCAATTACCCACGTTACGCCAGCTATATCAGCAAAGAACATAATCGTCCTCCCTCATTCGGCGCAGTAATGTTCGGTTGCATATCCGAATGCCAGCCGCCCTGCACCACCAGCCGACTGTGCCGTTTCGGAAATCTTCCAGTAGCTTCTGGACGTTGTGCGAGTTTTTGTATTCTGGCATATCTCGAAGGTTGGCTAACTCTGGCCTAGCGATAATCTTCATACACTTAACCACCCCGCGCCTACGAAGCGTGCGAAGATCCATGATCGCACGCAAGGCAACCTCGCCTGCCAACTGCTGTAGCTTTTCGTCATATCCACCCTTGACTAGCGAGCCTTTGATCACTTATAGCTTTTCTTGGGCTTGCAAGTTGTGGCAAGGATGTTCCAGCATTGCGCTGCGTCCTGGGCTTCATCCTTGGTATCAAAGATGTCCATGAAAGGAGCCACGCCTTCGATGTGCGCTCCGATTAGGCGCGGTCCTAGAGCCTCGCCGTTCATGGTGTGCAACCGCCACTTGCCACACTCTGGTACTACTCGCACAAAGTTCATCGGCCTACAGCAACTAGCTCTGCTTCATCGGCCTTAATTAGCTCTGCTAGCTTGGCTAAGTCAGCACTCTGCCCAGCGTAATGAATACACATAGCATCGAAGTATCGGTCTAGGCCAAAGTGTTCTTCCACGCTGGTCATGCAATTGTAAACAGGGTCAAGCTCGGTCAGCGGGATGTTCCAGATGTGAACCATGATGTTCATCCAGGTCTGCTCGGCAAAGTGGTTAGGCAGTAGTCCTAGTGGTGGCATAGATAGTGCGCCTACCACCTTGGAGGAGATCACAAACACGCCAGTGTTGACGTAGAAGCGCGGGTCGATGATCGCGCCGAAAGTTCCAGCAAGCTTACCCATCGCCAGCTTGCGGTCTAAGAATGCTCCTTCATCGAAAGCACAAAACACGCCAGCGTCTTCGCCTATGTCGGGGCAATCGGCTGCAACCAGGACATCGGCATCTAGGAACGTGACTTGTTCGTAGCCCTTCGTTGCCATGATGTTTCCAATCGCCGACTTACTGTACTGCACAGGCTCGGCCAATGGCTTCTCCAGCGCAATGAAATCAATCTGGTGACGCTTACAGTAAGCTTCCATGCGCGGCTGGGTTAGTTCAAGTATCTTCTTCCACTCATCTCCGAAGGCTTGCGTGACTAATGCTTTTCTCATTTTGCGTCTTTCCAGATGACTCCATCTTTATCTAGGTTTGAAGACCAAACCATAAGGCGAGTATAGGTTGGATAACCCAACCCCCACCGCATCAGAGTTAAGCTGATTATGTTTCCTATGTGGTAGCAAATCCATGACAGAGCGAGTTTCAATTAGAACGCTCCCAATCATCCCCTGCCTTCAAGCAGAGAAGACCATCTGCTTTATCAAACAAATCCTTGGGAGGATCAACTACAAGCTGTCCGTCTTTCAAGATTTCAATGTCAGACATTTCAACCGAATTAACAGTCTCTGACATGAAATGCTCACCCCACCTACAAGGTCCAATGTCCTCTTCAGTAGTCTCAATATATGGCGTTCCATATGCAGAGTACTCTTCTCCGTTCCAGCTAAAATCCACCTCCGTCTCTTTCATAATCTTGTCACCTCTTTCTTTATTTGTGCGAGCGTAAACAAACACCGAACCAATGCACGCTCTAAATGATCGGTAGCAGTTTCGCCGTTGTTGTCTGGGCAGGGCGTGGATTTGTGAAGTTGCATCTGGGCTGTTGCAAGGTGGCGAATAGCTCTGGCAATATGGTAATCATGGGTTGGCCTATCTTTCAGCAACCAATCTCCATAAGCAGACTTGTCCGACCCCTTGCCCATAACGCGCCACACTACGGCTGCCGCTTCGTCACCCATCTCGGCTATGGTCGGAGGGGTCATTGGCTTAGGCTCTTGTAGAACTTATCCAACAACCCCATCAACCACTCTAGGTCCTGCGGGTCGAAGGGACTCTTCACAGCTTACAACCTGGAGGCGTGTAGCCCTTAACCCAGCACCAGATTTTCAACATAGCTTGGAAGGCAATACCAGATTGGTACAACTCATCGTCATCCCAGGTTCTGGTCATAATCTTGCTGGAATCGTTGGATGCCAAGACGATTGACACGCAGGCCGCCTTGGGATTCTCGCTGGCATTTTTGTAGGCCCACAATTGGGGCGTATCAGAATGTTCATAAAAAGGTGAGTATCTAGGATTCACCTTCCGATTCTTCAAGTCTATGATAGCGTCACCAATACCGCGTAGCTTGACGTAGGCATCGCATCTCCCCGCATACCCCGCGCCAACAAGGGCTTTTTCGCACCAGTAGGTTTTCTCAACGTTTTCATCGGCCCACTTCTTAAAGGTTTCAATGTATGGCTTGAGGACTTCGTCTGTGGAGGTTGCACGTCCCAGTAAGACGTTCTCCAATTCGAGATGCATTCTCGTTCCATGCTCCGCTGCTTTGCTTGTTGACTCTTTAGAGTCTTTAACCACCCTTCGAGCATAATCTTCGAGCGTTTCATTTTCCTCCCTTGGTAATGTCAACGAAGACATTATTGCCTGTTCAATTTTCCAATTTGTGAGTTGCGGTTTATCCAAAATTCCGATTACTGATGTAACGCTCGGAAGTAATCCAAGTTTACGAGCATCGGTAACTGTGGTGTTACGTTCTTTGCCGTTTGCACCTATAATGACGTGAGCCGAATCGCCATTTTGTTGATACCAATGACCCGCTTGATCCGTTTGGACCAAGCGGGAATTGGAAGGCTCTTTAGCTGATATGGTAAGAGCCATACAACTTAGAACGGAACCTGGTTGCCGTCTCCGTCTTCACCGCCAACCTTGGTTGTGACCGCTGCACCAGCAAACTCCTTGCTTGCACGGATCTTGTCTTGCAACCACTCTGGCATATCCGCGAACTGACCGCCTTCTTTCTGCTCGATCTCGTAGTAAACAAGATCGTTGGTAGGCTTGGCAGGAGCAGTCATGCCCTTGGGCAGCTTAGACGCACCAGCAATCGCGCAGTAAGCGCGACCAGCTTGGCTAGTCTTGTGAACGAGGGTAAGCATGGCTGGCTTGCCCAGCAGATTCTTTAAGCTGAATGACTTTAACTCTGCTGCGGTAAACGTCTGACCGCGCCATTGTTCCAAGAGTTTCCGTAGGCTGGCCTTCTCGCCAAGACTGCGGGTCTGCTCAATGGAAACCACCATCGGCTTGCTGACCTTGGTGCGCTTGCCATTCTCCTCCACCTCGAACTCATCTAACTGGTCAGGCAACTCAAAGGTCAATCGGACCTTGCCCATCCATTTCTCTTGGTTGTCGAAGTTGGTCTTCTGCGTGCCTAGATCAACTAGGCTATACAGCATTCCAACTGTTGCTCCCGATTCTGGTAGCTTGCGCTCTTGTTTTGCTGATTCACTCAATGTTAGTGCCATATGTATCTCCTTTATTTATTTGGGTTTATTGTTGTGGGTTGAAGTCGTTCCAAATCTTCTGGCGTGTTGACGTAAAATCCTTTGGCAATCGCTGGCATATATTCGACTTTGACATCAGAAGGCGCGATCTGTCTAGCTAATTCGCACACGCTGTCGGCGGTTAGGATAACAAGCCATTCTTTGCGACCATTGCGCCTAAAGAATACCGCTGGTATCTTTCCCTCTGGACAATCACGCTTGGCCTGCGCCATCCAATCTTCGGGCTTTAATGCTTGGCAACGCTTGCCCTCAATGTGAAATGGAAAGTTCGCGCAAACCACATCCCCGCTACCACCCTCTGGATTACCAGCGTATTGCTGACTGCGCCTAGCCTTCTGCCAACCCTGTTCGCGCAAGTAACTTGCCAACTCTCTCTCCCCCGCTGCACCCTTCGCCCTGCTATTGATTTTGCCCATCCATCGGGTCTAGCGATGTGGGTCAATATGTGTCAACTAAAATTTAATTACGCCAAGATTTATTTGCCCGACTTATATCATCGTTGAAATTGCGAATCATTGATCTGATGGTGAGCTTCTCTACAATCGGCTGGTTCTTCTTCACCCACGCCAATGCCTCCTCCATAGAGGTAACATCCTTCAGCCCATCCTCGAATTTAGCCCACGCTTCTTTGTCGGTCACAGGCTTGAAAATACCCGCCAACTCTGTCCTGTCGAGGGACAAAGTTTAGTGGTAATTGTTTTGCATTTTGCAATTGGGATTAGCCAGAACAAATCGTCACTCATCGCCCAGCACGCTACATAATCCACGCCAGTAATCAATCTCTTGGCAGAATTTACTCCATTCCCACACGCTGTTGTGAACCTGTACTTGGTTCTATTCGGCTCCATCACCTGCGCGGTCTTAACTTGTATGCGGTAAAACTTGCCGTCTTTCTCCGCAACCAAATCGTACCCAGAGAAGTCTTCTATAGGCGCAAGCACGTTGTACCCGCACCGCAGTAACGCACCAGTTACCCTAGCCACGCCTACCGCACCCACTTGGCGCGAAGATAATTTGTTTGACATGGCTTTATTTAAGGTACAGAGTTTTTACATGAAAGCGATAACAATGATTGCAGTAACGGCGATGCTGATGGCATCGGTGATGGGGGAAGATGATGATGAAGGAGTAGGTATTGGTGATTTTGCTGGAGGCGTATTAGGCAAGTCAGCAATTATTACAGGAAAAAACACAGCGGTAACATCGGATGGTAAATTCATTTGTTCTAATGGAAGAGGGTTTGCGACATCTGATGGTTATTATGGTTCCAATGGCAATCAAGTATTTGGCAATGGCAAATTGGTTGTTAAGTCAAAGAGCTTTTTCTATGGAAGTTCTTCGTCATGGAAGAATGGCAATTCTTATTATGACGGAAAGAAAGGCTCTTGGATTACAAGTAAGCCTAGAGCATCTGACTAACCAAGCCCTAGGGGTCTTGGCTGGTACTCATCAATTGGTTCTTTGGGTGGTGGTTTAACTTCTCGATCTAATGGTCCTTGGTAGGGCAAGTTAATCATACCAAGCCTTGAAGATGAATCTTCAATATCTTCCTTCCGTGGCGGCCTAGGTTCTGGTTCTAATGGACCATTGTAAGGCAAGTTGGCCTTGGCATACGCTGATGCAGAACGCCTCCTATTGTTCGAGCGATTCACTATGCCTTGATAAAGTTTAGCTCTATTGGGATCGGCCTCTGCCATTGTGCGCTCTTTCCGCAGGTACGCATCCTCGGTGGCGTTAATCAACTGCTCTGGATCTACTTGATTCATTGCATCTAATGTTTTCCTGCCAAACGCTCCGTCAACCTTTACTGGAATACCCAGCGTATTTAACCCCTGTTGCACTAATGTCGTGTACCCGCCAGGGCCGCGATTAAATCCTAAGTCAACGGCCTGAGCCTTCAATGGTTCTGGTACAAGATTTGCAATCGGGGCTGTGTATTCAATTACATAGTCTGTGCTTGCTTGCTCTCTTTGACCTGGGGGCAATGCAGATATGCGCTTAAACGCCTCTGGGTGGTACTTATCTGTGATTCCAGCCACCTCTCTTGTGCCGCCGTAGTCTCCAGATGGAATATCGTACACAGCCAGATTGCCCTGCTTATCCCTTCTCGCCTCCCAGTTAATGGTGTTATTGGCAACCCAATCATTGAGCGCATTACCAGTTCCTGCCCTAGTCCCGCGAGGTTGCACTGGCCGTGGCGTGGTTGGTCCTTGATATGGCATTGCGCTGGCTGGAAGACCACCAGCACCCTCATTAAACTTGCTTTCTATTTGTTTATTTAGCTCTGCATCCATCATCGCCCTTGTGTTGGGCGCACCACCAATTGTCGCACCGACTTCGCCAGCACCAGCAGGCTCAAGCAATAGGCGAGAAGACTCTCCGCGAATATCTTCTGGCACAGGAGCGTATGGTCTGTTGGTTAGATCCTCTGCAATAGAACGATTTGACATATCTTTTTCCATATTTCCTCCCTGTAGAATTCTATCCATTGACTCTCGCATTTGCGGGGTCAAAACTTCCTTGCTTGGGTTTACATTAAATCTTGCCATATTATAACTCCTGTCCTGCTTCTATGCTTCTTTGGTTTCTCCTAACAAAAATTTCTCTGGCTGTTTGGCTGGCTCTGTCATACGCATTTGATAGCGTTTTAACCTGCTCTTCTGAATCAAGTCTTCTAAACACTTTATCACCCAATAATCGCTCCGCAACCTTTCTGTTGGCCTTACCCACGCTGGTTGCGTATTCTTCATAAAGTGTCGGATCAAGCCTAAATCTTGTCTTCTTTCCAGTCCTTCTTTTCAACACTTGAAGGTCTCGGCCTGGAACTTGTGGTATGCCTTCTGTCTTGCCTGTTTTCTTGTATAGATCATAAACAGCCAAGGTAACATCATCATAAGTAACCTTGCGACCCTTGGTTGGATCTATGAAGTTGTAGATAATGGGATCTACTCCTTCTGGGGTAGATGGCACAGGTTGCCCCCAAACATTTACTCTTGAAGCAATATCATCAGAGTCTTGAGGCAGCTTTCTTTTAAGAATTTCTTTGAATGTATTATATGTTTTCTCGGTAAAACTGCTTCCCTCAATATCCCTTGCTCTAATCTTATCTGGCATATTTTCACTCATATACCTTGAGTACGCTGAAAGCTGATTTGGTATTGCTACTGCTGATAATGCTCCATAATAATTTGTCAGCCAATCATCAAGGTCTTCTTGCTCTCCCCTTGATACTGCACCTAGTAGGCTATTCATATTCCTTAGAAAACTTTGATTGAATCCAAATGACAATGTCGCTGGCAATGTTGCGCCCCATGTTTCCCCTATTGAACCATCACCGCTATCCCTTGCCTTCCTCGCCTCGTTGCGGGTTGACATGATCGCTCCGACAACGCCCATCTTCTCAAGTCCAACCAAGTAATCACCAGGCTGCATCTCTTGCTCATCACCTCCGCTTTCCAAATATCTTTGAAGTCCTGTTATGTTGACCATCTTGGGTGGCTCGCCTTGGTATTGGACATCCCTAACTTTTGGTGATTTAGATACCTTATCGGTTATCAGCCCAGCATTTGAAATTATATCCGCAACATTACCAATCGCATATCCAACAATAGATTTTGCAAACTGCATTTTTGCCCTGCGATAATTGCCAGTAGCTTGGTTCTTTAAGCCCTTAATGAAGGAATACTCTGGTATTGAATACTCAAGAATTTCATCAATAACATTTAGCGGGGTCTTAGAGTATGGGATTACCGCTGTTACTCCTGTTCTTACAACTCCAGCCAGTGGCTTGCCAACAACAGGAACCTTGGTCAGCGCATTGGGGGCCATGTTTAATAGGTAATTGATTCCGCGAGAAAGTGCCGAATCTTGTTGGTACACTGCCTCCGAAACTTCCTGCGCCACCTTATCTACTTCAGCTTGAGACGGAAATTCTACAGCCCTTCGCAACGCAACACCCTTCAATCCGCGAAGTTGTGCTTCCTCAGTAAGTCTTCTTGCTAGTGCCATTTTTCTTGCTGGAGTATCACCAAGCTGAAGAAGCCTAAACATAATCTCTGGTGGGATGCCAATTGTGGACTCAGATAAAAGCCTAATCTTATCCATTGTTTTGGCGGCTACAGCCCCAGCCCCTTCTGCTGTTGGTTGAGCCAATCCTTTACCTGTAAATAATTGCTTCATAGCTGTGATTGGCCTAAACCCACGGATGCTCTCACCAGCTAAAGAGCTTTCTGGTGATATGCCTGTCTTCAATCCCTTTAGTGCATCCACAAATCCTCTTCCTCCACCCTTTTGAACCTCAAGAAATCTTTCTAGCGTGCCTAATCCTAGTGGAGACGCAAACTGCTTGTCTTTTGCCAGATACTTTTCTGCAACACCCTTTATGCCAGGTATTCTTGTGGCAACTGGCCTTATTATATTTCTTTCTATTTGATCCAGCAATGACGCGACCTGCCTTGTCGCAGCGCGAGTTGGCATATTTACAGTATTGCCCAATATGTTTGATGTTTGAGATATTGTTGTTAAAAGATTTCCCCTAATAAAATCTGGAATTTGTTGCCCCAATTCCTTGGCGAGTAACTTTGACTCAAACAATGATAATTCAAGAGATGCGTCTAGGGCTTTGCCTAAGGCTGTTCTTGCGCTTTCTTTTGCCCCCTTGGAGAAATCAGTTCTAGCAAGCGCAAAGGCATCGTCTCTTTCTTTGGCGGCAATTTTATTTTTTGTAAATAAATCAATAGCTTGTTGCCTTAGTTCTGGAGTAAATTGCTTGGTGGATTTGGCTAGCTCCCTTTCCTCTTTTGTTGCAAACTGTCTTGCTCTTTCCGCAATAGTTTTTTGGATGATATACGAATAGCCATCTGGGGTTGTCTTAATGAGTTTTGCAATATTCAGCAATTGCCCAGCACCGCCAATCTTTTTGATGAGTCCATCAAACATCATGTCGGCTGTTTGAATGTCTCCAGAAAGTCTTGCATCCTCCATCATTACTGTTCTTGCTACATATCCAGTATTATCATCAACTTGTGCTATTGCGCTTACTTGTTGTGGAGTTAACTCCCTAAGATCCCTTGCAATTTTTTCTGGAGAAATGCTGTTTGTTAAAGCTCTTTCATCGGCAAATTTTCTAGCAATGTTTTCTGAGGTTTTGGGATCAGTAATCAATCTCTCTGCAAGCTGGCTGACCCTTTGTCCTGGCCCTGGCTTTGGAAGTAGGCTTGAGCGTTCTGCTTGTATTTCTCCAACAGTTTTCTCGACTCCTCCAAGTGGAAGCTCTTGTTGTACTGGTATTTGCTCTGCAACTTCTCCAGCAACTTTTGGTGCAACTGCCTCCTCAAGCTTTGGCGCGATAGTCTCAGCCTTTGCAAATGCGCCTCGAACAGCCCGCCCTGCTGCCGTTAATCCCTTTCTGCCAAGAGCGGTGATTCCTCCAGCAGTAGGTGTTGCGGCTGATGCGACAAAGGTAGATACTGGATACGCCTCTATGTCACGCTGTCTTTGCGCCTTAAACTCCTCTACTGCCCTCTCTCCAGCAATCTTCTTTGCAGCTTCTTCTTGCAGTCTGCCAGCCGCACCATACGAAAGAATTGCGCCAGTTGCTCCGAGTAGAAACTTTGGAACTGTTGGTATCGGTAGTGCGCTTATCCCTTTTACCGCAAGTCCAGCAACTGTGGTTGGTATAAATTCCTCAGCCACCGCCCTTCCAACAGCACCTAGTCTTGATGGCTTTTCTTCTGCTGACTCAAGTAATCCCTCTGGATCTTGCGCCGCTTGTTGTGGTGCTTGAGTTGGTGCTTGAGTTTTTGATTCAAGAAGACCCTCTGGATCTTGCTGTTCTTGCGTTTGTTGCTCGATAGGTTCAAGCAACCCCTCGGGATCTGCAACCTGAGCCATTGCGTTAAGGGACGATTGAATATCCCGAATCTAAATATACTTCAGAAACTTTCTTCCCAGGCTTAGTTTTTGAGCTACTGCTCCATGCGTTTTTCTTTATTCTCTGAACACTTCCATCTGGAGATTTTAAATTTATATATTCATTTTGAGTTGACGGAGCTTGCTCAACAGGAGCCGCTTCCTCCATTGGAGCAGAAATTTCTGGAGTACCCATGTACCCTGCACGCTCTTCCATCATTTTTCTTAGTTCTTGCTGACGAGATGTTGCCACTTGTCCAAATGTTTTTGATCCAATTGCCCTTCCTAAAATATCTATTCCTGGGTATTCATTTGATGTTCCAGAGTATTTTCTTGCCTCTTCTTCGGATTTAAGTGTTTCCACTCTCTTTCTCTTAATTCGAGCTTCAACATCATCAAGCCTTGCCTTATTCATTTCATCAGCAAAGTCATCTTGTGATGTCTGCATATTTCTTCCAGCCCCAGTAAGGTATGGCTCAAAGTCTGGGTTAGATTTTACAGAATCATACTCATCGGCATAAATGCGTGCCTTGGGTCTTCCGTTTTCGTCAATATCAATATATGACCGCATTGGTTTTACAACTTCTTTTTTCCCATCAAGATTAAAATTAAACATTGCCATATTATTTAATAAGTAGTTATTGGTTAGAGTGCCTTGCTAAAGCTAAATAAATTACCAAGACCAGAAGCAATATTTCCAAATGCTTGCGATCCTGTTTCTGCCCTAGACAACGCACCAACCTGCGCTCCGTAGGTCGATCCCTGATAATCCGCCAACGTGTTGTAAATGCTCGCAGCGTTCTGTGCGCCCGTGAATCCAGCATTGGGATTAACATAGGCGTAAGGATTGGCTGCGGAAGGTGTGGCTTGGAACCCGCCAGTTGCTTGAGGTTGCGATGCGGCGAGGTAGTTGTTAAGCAATCCTTGTTGCGTGCCAAGACGCTGTGAAGATAGGTTATACATAGTTGGACCGCTTGCAATAAACCCTTGAGCCGCGCCTAAGCGGGATTGTTCGAGGGCATTGCGAAGACCAAGATCCCGCGCTGTGGCTGCGCCAGTTGTCTCGCCAGAACCAAGGAACGCTGTGGCTGCACCATAGCGAGCCAGCTTGCGTTGCTCACCAGCCGCACCAATGTTGGCCGCCTCCTGCACTGCTGGTCCAAGGCCAAAGATATTGCCTCTTGCAGTCTGCGCTCCACGGATTGATTGTTCGTACCCACGGCGTTCTTCCGCACCAATAGTCGATCCAAGGCGAAGTTGGTTAATCGCTTCCTGCTCAATGGTGTTGCGAAGGTCTTCAGTCTGCGCGGTAGTGGTTGGACCAAGAGGAGTCTCAGCCATTGTCTGGTACTTCTGAGACATTGCCTTGACTGTGGCTCCAACTGTTGGATCAATTTCATTGATCTGATCTATAGTGCGTTGCTCTGGAAGACGAAGTGAATCACGAAAATTTTTAACAGCAGAAACTGAGCTTTCGCCAGAAATTGGTGTATAATTAGTATATAAATTATTTGCTTTTACAATATCTGAATTAACTTTTGTTAATTGAGTTTCAAGTTCTGCTATTTTTGTTCTTGCGCCAGCTTGTTGTGATTGGGCAATTCCTGGTAAAAGTTCTTTAGCCTTTGCTATTTTTGAACTTAAATCGGTAGCGGCTTGCGTTCCAATATCATAAAGCTGTTTATATTGATTCTTTTTAGCGGTATTGATGTCACTGATAATCTGTTCATCCGTAACTTGTGAGTTTAGCTTATATGCCAAATCTCCAGTTTGGAATGCGTTGCTGGCCTCAAGAGAAGAAAGACCAGTAGATAATTTGCCAAGCCTCTCATCTTCTGTTGTTGATAGTTGAGAAGTTTCTGATAGTCCAACCTTGCTCAATGATTCTGAAACTCTTGCAGATTTTTGATTGGATGTATTTGTCAACCTTTGTAATGCATCTTGTTCGACAATAAGGCGATTTTGAGCGTCTTCTTTTTGTTTTCCGCCAAGACTTTTAACTCTTGCAGTCTGTGTTTCTACAAGTTTTTTCTGATTATCTACTGCATCAATTGCATCCTGAACATCGCTTACATACTGCACTATCAACTTGTCATCTGCTGATAAATTTTTTGAATCAAAACTTCTTATTTGCTGGGCAAATTTTGAAAGATTTCCTTTTATTGATTCATCAGCATTTTCAATTCCTTTAATTTTTGCAATTGAAAATTCAACGGAATAATTATTTGCTGCATCAACTATATTTTTAGGAGAAGAAACAATTGAAGCTGATTTGTATTTATTTAATAAATCATTTTCAATTTCAGAAAGTGTATTAGCTTTTATTTTTGACGAATACGCTGCAAGTGCCTTATTGTAATTATCAATTCTCTCTGATGGAGTTGCTGCGTTTGGATCTATTCCAACCCTAGCTTCCTCACCAAGAACTGCGTCATTCTTTATTTTACCAGAGTATTTATTGGCTTCAGCCTCGCTATCAAAATACTTTGCCTTTGCATTGTCCTGCCAATCGGCACTCCAATCCCAATATGGTCTTCCTGGTTTATTTGGGGCTGGCAAACCTTGTTTTACAATAAAATCATAATACTGCCTATGGATCGCATCTCCCCAATATGCATCAGGATTTGGCAAGGATATAATCTTACCAGTGCTTTTTTCTACAAATCCTCTAAATGCCATATTATGTATTTCCGATATTTGACAAGTAATTTACTGGCTTTAAGCCTTGATTATTTAAAACGTTTTCTGGAACTGCTCCCATTGGGGATTGTCCATAAAGCCTAGCAAACTGTAGGGCGGCTTGTTGCCCCATTCCACGCTGGGTAGCAAATGCTTCTGGAGCCATTTCAAACTGACGGCGCATAGCCTCAACTGAACGCTGTGGGCCTAGCTCGCGCTCAACCTGTAACCCAGCCTGGGCTGATTTTTGTAGGTCTAATGCCGACATCTGGCGTTCAAGTTCACGCTGGCGGGGCATATATTTCTCTCGAAGGCTTTGCTCTAAATCTGCAATTTCTGGTTGTTTTTGTATGTACGTCTCTAATGACGATCTGTAAAACAAATCATTCGCCTTGGCCGCATCCATAGGATCGGGCGGTGGGGGCGGTGAAGGAATAGATGGAGAACCACCCATATTAAGCCAAAGCTTTCTGCATAAATTTCATATAATCGTACTTTTTTTGAACTCCATTGCGTTTGAAGATTAGGCTCCTGCGGGGGCCAAACCTATCCCATAGGATAGTCAGCAGGCATTGCATAGCCCTTCGGCTACGAGGAGTACTTGTACCATCAGTTGATGTAACAGTCAAGTCAACAAATGCGGTATCTCCGTCTGGTCTATGTAGGTAATGGATAGGTTCTTCTGACTCGTTAATTACCCTAGCCACTGCTACCCCTACTATTTCCTCGCCATCTTTGGCAACCCCAACCATGCCACGCTCGGCGTACCAACTAAACCATTCTCTGAAGATAGGCCAGCGAGACTCTGGCACGCCAGATAGCTCAATGTACTCCATAGCCGTCATATGGTCTTCTGGATCTGGATTGTGTCTGGGTTGGCTGCTGCAATGATTTGACGGACAGAAAACTGCCCTGTTGCGCTTGCAACCTTGATGGCCAAGTTACGCCACTTCTCGTAGGTGCGTAAATCATTAGCAACCCTATTCCTTGAGGAAGCAGTAAGAACGGCTGGTAGAACGAATGGCAGGGTTAGCTCGGTGCTAGATGCGTCTATATTGGCTAATACCGAGACAAAGGATGAATCTGTATCACGCTGTATAAATACGTCAACATCTTCGCTAAACGTCTTGTCGAAGCTTATCTCAAAGTGACTACCATGTTTGTCTGCAAAAGGATCGCCAAAGATAAATGCCCTGGTAGAAACATAAGATTCGTAATATGAACCAGCATCCTTGTAGTCACCCTCTAGCGTTGAGTCTAGGGTCTTGTAACCATTGTAGTTTGTAATTAAGCCATTAGAAGATTTTGCAGCAAGCCTGCGTCCTAGCGCACTAAAGTTTGTCTGGGTAAGTTGGATGGCTCCGTAGCTCCATGTTCCCTCAAAGGATTGCAGGATTGTGTTGTAAACTATTAAAGCGTTACAGATGTCGCTGGAGTTTGTAGGCACAGCAAGTATATACCTATTATCATGGAAGATTGCGTATGACCTACCAATTTCAACTGGATTGATGGTAAGGATAACGTCCTTGATAACCTCGCTCAAAGGTAGTCCTACTGATGTAAAGTCATCGGCAACAGAACGACTAAGCGAGCGTATGCCATCTGATGCCAAGAAAAATATATCTGAATTGACCTGCACTGCTGACTTTTCAGCCGCGCATCCGACTGTTGAACTAACCTGTTCAACCACCCAATCAGCAGCAGAAGTCATATCGGCTGGGATAGTTACTTGGTAAATCTTGGATGCCTTAAATACAACAAGGCGGTTGGCATAGTACGGAACAACAGAGATTATCTCTTCTCCATCATTTCCACCAACAACGATGCTATTGGTCGCTGCCCATAGGCCAGCATCAAGAAGGTCGGAGCAGTAAAGAGTATTACGCGATACATCGCTACCAACACCAAACAACCTATTCCCGCTTGTAACAAGTATTCGCATTCCAACAGGAGGTATGCCCATAGAGGGAGTTCCAACTGCCCCAGAACCATCGCCAATAATTGTTACAGTAGGTGTTGTAGAATAGCCACCACCAGAATTATCCGAGACAACAATGCCAGTTACGGCTCCGCCAGCTACTGTTGTAACTAGGGTTGGTGGTACGCCACCAAGGTCAGGGCTACTAATAATTGCCGTTGCAGATGTGTAGCCAGTTCCAGCAGTAGCCACAGTAATTGCCCTTAGCTTTCCACCCTGCTGTTTTACGCTCGCGCCATCCCAAACCATTAGCGGTCCAGCCCCATCAACCAGATATTCAAGGTCATTGAACTGAGTCATATTGACTCTTGATGTTGCTGAAACTAGATAACCATTCTGCCATACTTGATTCGTTGTAGACCAAGTCGAAGTTGTGGCTGACCAAGTTGCAAGAGATGGCTGCCTTGTTGCAACTCCTGCATTGTTTATAGAAAACAATCTTCCGCTGGAAACTGTAAGCAATTGTTCGTTGCTAGAAGTATCGTAGTAGCCAAGTCCACCAACTGAAGTTGAGCCTGTTGTGGTGGCTCCTGTGGAGAAGCTTGCAAATCCGTACCTAGTCTCCACTCTGCCCTGGGGAGACAGGGTCATGTTCTTTAGCTCTTGTACTTGGTTCTCTGCCAAGTTATCCGATTGAATCCCGCTGGCCTGCCCTCCGTTGAATTGACGGATTCCGTCAAACGCCAGCACGTCATCGGTTGCGTCCGTAAAATAAGGCATTGCTTTAGCCTCCTAGATAATCTCTTCGATGGATAATTCGCCCAGGCTTGCTGGCGTGATCTGCTTCATACCGCCAACCTGGGAGAGTTCGTAGTTAGCCATTGCAGCGAGATCGGCGTTAGCGGCCTGCGTAACGATCTGTGACTTACCATACTGACGCTCACGCTCTAAGGCATCGGCGTGGGTTAGGGCTAGGACAACGTGGCTGACATGAGGCAGGCGAAGTTCATCGTTGATTGAGCTTGCAGATGGAGGAAAGTCAACAACATAATTGGTTCTGGTTAAGCATTGAAGCTTTTCAACAACTAAAAGCGTATTTGTGCTGGTAGTTTCTAAAATTGGGTAAAGATCAAGTTCGGCTGTCCCGCCAGTGTTTCGACCCTTGAAGTAGAAGAATACAGGCGTGCCTGTGCTGGCGTTATCAAGCAAGGAAGAGTTTTGGCTGACAATAGTTGATAGATCCATTGCCTGTAGCTCGGAGTTATTATAAGCAACCGAAAGCGGGTTCTCTACGTTTGATCCAAGAGTTACTGTCCTGCTACCAGCGGTAACGGCGTAGGTAGATGTTGTAACAGTCTCCCGCCAAGCTGCAAAGTTCCAAACCCGCCTATAGTTTAGGCTGGCTGACTTTTGCAGGAAGGTAAGCGTATCGGCATCAGTCTTGCCAATTTTCTCGCCTGCGTATTGGGCGATTTCGGTTAGGGTCATTTGGCTTCGGACTGCTCTTTAGCTTGGTTGCGAATCTTTTCTATCAACTCGAATACCGCCTCATACGGAGCACGCCCAAGGCAGGCTAGGATGGCATTTACTTCTTGGATGGATAGGTCGAGTTTCATGCGGCCTCCAGTGCTTCAATGCGTGATTTGAGAGAATCGTTTTCGGATTTTAGTTCTTGGATTGCCTTGGCAAGCACTGGAATAAGGTTTTGGTAAGCAACGCTATAATAACCTTCTGTACCGCCATGCTGAACAACTCCGTAGATATAAATCTGCCCATCCAAAGCAGTCAGCAACTCTTGTGCAATAAACCCGCTTTGGATGCTTTGATCGCTAGACCAAGTTTCCTTGTATTTGTAAGTAACTGGATTTAGTTTTTCAACCACATCCAGCCCAGATGCAAGTGGCTGAATATCTTCTTTAATGCGTGAATCCGATCCGTTGACATAAGCACCAGCACCCCACACTCCAGTTCCATTAACTTGAAGATTGTAGGCTCCTTGATCGGTTGTGCCTGCGATATAAACCTCTCCACCACTCGTAATGCGGAGGCGTTCTGTTCCTGTGCCAGTTGTTCCAGTTAAGAATCTTAAATCACCACTATTACCACCACCGCGAAATTGTATTGTTCCCCCCTTATTGGTTGCCCCACCATATATTTCAATAAGTCCAGTGGTTGAATCTCCTGATAAAATTCCTAATGGACTACTTTCATTTCCAAGTAAATTTATATTAGCTGAAGATGTAATAGTTCCACTCGCAGTTAAAGTTCCATTTACATTAAGTTTTGCAGTCGGACTCACAGTTCCCACGCCAACATTTCCACTCGCATCCTTATAAATCTGCCCACTGCCAATGTTTACCACATTTGTAGATCCAGTAATTGTTCCAGTTGCGACAAGCGTACCAATCGTTCCAGTTGTGCTATTGAGAGTACCAATCGTTCCCTGAGTAAATATGGCCGATCCTTGGCTAATGTTAGCCGTGCTAGAGGTAAGAGACTGAATAGTTCCAGTAGTGCTGTTGAGTGTAGCGATTGTTCCAGTAGTACTATTGATCGTTCCAAGGGTAGAAAGTTGTGCGACATTTAAGTTGCCAGTTAGGTTTACGCCTGTAAAAGTACCATTGGTCAGAGTATCGTTTAACAACTTCTGAACTGTTACGCGATTGGCAGCACCACTATCTCCATTATCGACATCCGCAATAAGAAGCTGATCTGCCGTACTGACAGTTGCAGACATTGCTGTTTGTTCGGAAATTAGGCCAGTATAAATGTCCAGTAGCCCAGCAATGTTGTTTAGCTTTGCGCCTGTTACTGTATCGCCATCGGCAAAAGATTGACCTGCGTTAAATTTACTCATGTTGTAAACCTCATTGCGGTTGCGTATAGCGTTCCTGCGGGAGTTGTGCCGTGGGAAACTGTATCTGTATTAAGTATTACATATCGAATCGTATCTGCCGATTCAACCCTAAACGAAGGAATGAGCCTTTGAGCCAAGGTAGCGTTTGTTCCTGTGCTTGAGCCAATTGATGTAAGCCCACCAAAGACGATGTCTCCCAAGGCTGCGCCTGTTACCGCAAATGTTCCTGTTGTAACATTTGATCCCGCTGTAGCCGAGTCTAGGTCTTGGAATGTAGAGCCAGTAAACGCTGCTGTGCCAAAGCTAACCTTGGTTATGTTGGGACCAGTTGCGCCAATCTCCAGAGTGCCAACTGTTGCTTTACCAGTAACAGAAAGAGAGCCTGTGCTACTCACGCCTCCTGTGGATAGTTGCAAGGCGGAAGACGTATTATTACCATCGGTAATAGTCTGGATCGTGCCGTCAATACCAGTAAGACCGCTAGTTTTCATTAGCTGGACGTAACTGGTCGAAATGTTCTGCGTTCCAAGTGTAGCCATTTTATCTCCTATCCGTTAAAGCGGTGTTTAAGTACATCCCACGCCATTGAGCAGGCCAGCCCAACGACTCCAGCTACAGCCAAAACCTTCGTCTTTAAGGTTTCCAGCGCACCTAATCTATTAGCTGTATCTCCGTGAAAAGCAAGTGACCTTTCTACCATCGAGTACAACGTCATCTGGCGTTCTTCCATTCGCACCAAACGCTCTGATACGCTAGATACCTTCTCGCGCAGATCCGCTACCTCATCAAGACTCACGGCCCTTACCCTCCAAGTATCTTAGTGCAACTGCAAGATGGACAACCGCATCCGTCACTTCGTCCCGATTGCGTCCATCGTCCACAATCCGCTTGATTGATCGGTTGACAGATAGAAGGTGTTTCACCTTGCCCACATACTTTGTCTCCTTGACCATGTTGTTGTTTTCTACAGCAAACTTCATCGCCTCTTTGAAGCAAGTGTACTCGGCTCGCGTCATTATCAAACGCAAACTCAAATTGATCAGCCAGATGCCTATGGTTTTCATCTTTAATAAGAAGACTTGTTATTCAAGGTTTGACCCTACGCCAACCCATAACCGCCATGAAGTTGTCTGGAAAATCTAAACCTTCGGGGTTCAGCTTGTTCGCAGACATCTCATACTCAATGCCTTTCGCTTTTTTTTGCAAATTAGAAGGCTTTTCTTTGCACGTTTTTTTAGACATGACAACAGATTGCGCTTTTCTATATGTATTGTGGTTCATATTACAGGCTGGCTGAATATGGCAGAGTTTCGGTTCCATATGTAAGTCTGGATGAATATATGATGTGTAGATTCATTTAACCCCCCCTGTTTCAGGTTGGGCGGGGTTAAAAGCGGGGGTACGGCCTGCGTCATCGGCGGCTCCCATGTCGCTGTAATCTGGTAATGGGTTCATGTCACGCTGGTCATGTTGCCGTGGAGAACATGAGCAGAGGAGCAAGGTGAGGAGGATGAGGGGCATTAGGCTATTTTTACAAATCTAATATAAGAACCAGTTGAAAGGATGGTTGCGTTGGCGGCATCTGTTGCGTTTCTTTGTGCAATTTCAAACCCAAAAGTTTGAGCAGAGGTTAAAATAAGTGTTCCATTTAGCCATGTGGCTAGTGCTTGTGCCGCTGCTCCTGTATTTGCTGATACTAAAAATTGTGGATTAGTATCTGCTCTGCGTGATGCTCCTTGATCAATCGTTAAGCTAAAATATCCAGTTCCGCGCAATACACGATTAACAAAACAACCAGAACCAGAAAGAGTTGATGTAAGCTGTATTTGTATTCCAGCAGTAACAGATGCTGTACTTCCTCCAGCCCACCCATCATATTGATAAGTTCCAGCAGGAAGAGTTAAAAATTTGGTGCTTGCAACAAAAGATGTGGACGCAGATTGCGTAAGCGTCGTGTCGTAGAGCGTGAAGATTTGCGGAGTGGAACGAAAAATCGGCATCGCCTACTCCTTAGGTTAGACTTGTGACGTAAGCAGTCCCACTACTTGCGAAGATACCACCAACAAGGCCAGTATAGGTTACTGGCATTTCAAACAGATCACCGCTACTAAGACGCACTGTGTAGGATGTGGTGCTGGTAGTTCCTGTGCCAAGGGTGACGTGAAGATTGCCAGGGCCTTCGTTGTATATTTCTAAACCAAACCTATTGCTATTGGCAGTAGCAAGAGTTCCGTAGCTTGTAGATGTAAATGTAGATGGTCCTGTTCCACCACTCGTACTCGGAGCCGTCAACACGCCGTTGGCAACATCCGCCTGGAGCGTGGTCAGTAACGCTTCGATGTCACCTAGATTTACATTGATTACGGAAGTACCGCTTGAGATAGCCTCAATGTCTTCAATGATCTTATTCCACTGGCGGCCCATGTTAAGACCTTAATCCTTGCGAGCGTAGATTGCCATCGCGCCACCAGTTAACGCCACTTGGTCAATGTCTCCATAGACAGTAACGCCAGCGGTAAAGGTTGCAGCGGTAGTCGCACCACTAATGACAAGAGTTGCGGTAGAAAGCGTTAGGGCAGTTACGGCATCGTAGCTTCCAGTATTAGTGGAAGCTGACGATGCAATAATTGTCCCGCCATTACCAAGAACAAGGCGAGATAAGAGTCGCATTAGGTGTGAAGGGCAATTCTGTACGAAGTGCCGTTAAGAGTTACATTCAAGGACGCAGGGGCTGTTGCAACAGTATTAACTGTGCCACCGCTGGAACTTGCCGTAATCTCAAACACGTTAGCAAAACTAGCAGAATCAAAGCGTAACGCTTTGTTCTTAGCCTTGCGAATATTCCGCATAAACTCAGTAGCCATATTATTTTCTCCTTAAAGTAGCACGTTTGATACTATCTGGCGTGTACTTGCTTTTAAACCTACTGCCAAGCTTTTGTTCCTGGCGGTAGTACCCCTTCATCAAATTTGTTTCATTAACTCCCAGCGGGTTGTCGAGGGGTTCGCCAACACCCACTAGGGTCAATTTTCGAGGGACTGTGAATCTTTTAAGGTAACGAGGGACTGAATCCCTTTCGGCTACTGTCTTTTCGAGTTCGACAACTTTTCCATTTCTGGTGTCCTCGTACTCGTAAACAGGCATTAGCTATAGTTTTCCTTATCAGATTCCTCGGCCATCTTCATCATCTTTTCTTCTTCGGACATTGAGTTTTCACCTTCAGACATATCTTCAGATTTGTCCTTAGGAGCATTCTCACCAACGGCATGTTCCACCATAACGTGTGCCACGCCATTCTTGATCATGTCAATCGTCCCAGAAAGTTCAACAGAATCGCCAACCTCTGGGGCAACATTCTCGCTGCCATCGTTCATCTCGAACTTGGAGACAGGTAGCATTACCATTCCAGATTTTGTCATTTTTTCCATTGGTTTTTCAGATGAGTAAGAGGCTGGGGAGGTTTGACCCTCCCCAGCTTTCCTAGGTCCCATAGCGATTACTAGGGTTCCCATTTAATTATCAGCTATAGTTAGACTTCGCAACGATGACTCGGAAGAACCGAGTATCGAGTTGCTTTGCCGCATAGAACGTCTTGAAGGACGCTACGATGCGCTGTCCGTAAGGATCAGATTTGTCAGCCGCGTCAAGGATCGTGACCTTCGGGGAGAAGGGCGAGCCAGAAGCCGCGAGGCTGGACAAGTTAGGAACACCAAACGCACCACCACCGAGGAGGACGTTGGCGTAACCAGTGTTAACACCAGTTGTTCCCACGCTGAGTTCGGCGATACCAGAGGCAGAGGTGTTGAAGGTCTGGACGTTGGTCGAAGAAATGACCGACACGCCAAACAACTTGCCAATTTCACCTTTGAAGATGGCTTCGGGATTCGAGTAGCTCGAAACCTTCAACCAATCATCATCCTGCTGGAGATCCCGAATCACGGCAGGGTGCGCTACGAGAGCGTATCCGTCCTTGATTTTAGGAGCGCGAGCGATGAACAACGAAGTCGCACCATCGAGCAAGTCGGTGGCGGTCATTGCGCTGTTAGCAACTGAGCTAGTGGCCCAAGTCGTGCCGTTGGTGCTGTTCTGAGCATAACGAGCATACGATTTGACGGCAACACCTGTACCAGTGCTGGTCGAGGAGTCCTGGACCAATGCACGATGGCAAAGGGTGTCGGCGTGCAACGCTGCGTCTTCGCCGAGTTGCTTAGTGGCCATCGCCAAATGCGAGAACAATTCGGTGGCGAGAATTACATCGGTGAGGATGATCTTGCTGCCGTACTGAACCAGCGTGGCTTCCACCGAGGACAACGTCATATCACGTTCGTCACCAGAGGTAGGAGTTGTTCCCTCCGATAAGGCGGAGATTGCAGAGATACTTGGATCTCCGAATCTAAAAAACCGAATCGTTTTATTCCCGCCAGTTTTGGTGGGGTAGGGGGATTTCTGTGCAAATTGCTCCATTTGGAGCAATGGGATTGCGCGTTCCAACAATGCTTTTGAAAAGTATGTTTGGAATTGCGCGCTGACTGAACCAGTAGTTACCATATAATTTAATTACCTTTGTTGTTGTGACTATCCGTTTCTGTCAACCTCGCCAGCCATCTTCATCAATTCACGTTCTTGCTCATCGAGCGAGAGTTCGTGAAAAGCTTTAGTCTTGGCTGGACCTGTTGGTTGTCCAGAACCAGGTGTAGTCGCTTTTCTGAGTTGAGCCAATTCTGACTCATACTCTGCAACCTTCTTCTTCAACTCGGAAGCGGTCTCCGCCTGAAGCTTTACCTTTGCGATGCCAACCGCGTCCTTGATCCCCGCTGGGTAGTTGCGTAGGATGGCGTGGTTTTGAAGCATCTCAGATACAGCTTTGTAGAGTTGGCTTTTAGAATCTTTAAGGTCTGGGTTAGAATCTACTTCTTCAAGTAGGTTTTTATCCCATGCTGACTTTAATTCAGCTTGAGTTTTCTGCTCAAACTCCTTGCGATCCTCAGATTCGATTTCAGTGGACTTTTGTTCAGCGAGTTTTGCAAGATCATCACGGCCTTCGTCACGATAGCTTTTTGCCGCTTCCCTGTAATCCTCCGCACTAAAGCGGCGGTTTCCAGTTTTCTGCACCTCAGAACCAGATTGCGAAGTCTCTCGTTGGGCTTTGGCCTGTTCGATTGATTCACGCTCTGATTTGAGTCTTGCTTTTTCCTCTCTAACATCATCCCACTCTTTTTCGAGTCTGCTTTTTGCCTTCTCATATCGGGTAGGCTTCTTTTGTTCGGAAGCCGATTCCGAGTTGTTTTCTGAAGGTTGCGTTGTTAAAGAACTTTTTGCTTCTTCGGATTTCTCCTTAGAGGCTGGAACCTCATCCGAGGTTCCACGTTTGTTTGTTTCGGCTTCTCCAGCAGGCGCGGGTTTCTGCTCGGTATCTCCGCTTGAAGCGACCTCTGTTTTTGCTTCCACTTTCGGCTCATCCTGCGGGACTGTTTCCAATCCTGCATCGGCTGCTGCCGCTAGTTTCAACATATCCAGTTCAGTAACTTCCGTTGAATCTGCCATTTTGACCCTTTCTTTACACTTGTCGGTAGGGAGTCAATCTACCTAAAGGTTAATCGGCTACTGGTTCATCCGATCCATCCCCATAGCCTGGGACGGCGGAGTTAAGTTTTTGAGATGCGAGCGATTCTAAGGTCGCAACACACCCTCTGAATCCTTTAGCATAACCACACGCATCTGCAAGTACATCATGCTTTTTCATTACAGCGGATGCGTTTTGGCGTAGAGTTAGGTTCAAAAGTATAAGACTTAGCTTCTTGCCTGTGGGTGTGGATAAGAAGCCTGTCCACGCCTTCTCATCCTCATCCTCCCACTTAGGTTCGTTGATCCATTCTTGGTTGCGTATGAATGCTAGTGCTGCTTTTAGTTTTCTCATTAAAAGTTTATTACTGCTTGGTGTTCAACTGTTTGTACTGGTGTAAATCCAAGCTCTTCAGCGGCCTTTCTAACCCCTTGGCAATGTGGCCAATCCCAATCATCAAGAAATATCGCGCCACCCTTAGCCATTCTATCCTTCAATACTTTTAGCGAGTTTAGGGTGGAAACATAGAAATCAACATCAAGGTGAACTAACCAGAAATTACTTTCATCTCCAAGACTTTCTGGAAATATGCCCTTACGCACAATAACATTCTTCCTATTGTTTAACATCTTAATCACATCCAACTCTGGCTTGAACTCGCCAACATTATGATGCTCCTCCTTTACCCAGCAGGACTCTGGCATTCCTTCAAACGTATCATATGCGTAAATTTTTGTATCTAAAAAGTTATCTGAAAGTATTCCTGTGCATCCACCATTAAAAACTCCTACTTCTGCAATCAGCCCTGTTGGATTCTTAAACCCATGCTTTAACATCGATACAAGCTTTTCTTGATTTAATAATGTCATAGCTTTATAGCCCAAGAATCATCCTGGAATAACATGTAATCTTTGTCACCTATCTCTTCTTTCAATGCTTTCTTTATAGACTGCAAACTCCAATCGTGTCCAGCCATAATACCACCAGCCCTAAGCTTTGGTTTCCAGCCCTTCAGATCGTTAACCACGCTCTCGTACCTATGGTCTCCATCTAGGTATATCAAGTCACATGACTCATCCTTAACAAATTCTAGCCCCTCAAGGCTTTTACATTTCTCAAACGATACATTCTTTAGGTCTTGAGTCCTGTCTTGAAACGCCTTGAAGACGAATTTCATGGGGCAAATCTGGCTTGCTGAATCGTTAATGTCGTAGCCATTAAGCCAAGGATCTATGGCGAATACTTCCTTAAAGTATTGCGAAAGGATTACTGTGCTTTCCCCGCTGTAAGAACCAACCTCAACAACTTTACCAGTTGCACCCTGCTTATTAGCCCACTCGCAGAGATGTTTTAAGCCCTCAGTCTGAAGGGCGTTGCGTGCTGTTGGAACCTTCAACCAGCCATCGGTGCTGGTGCTTGGCCTTGCATCGCTTCAGGTGGCAGTTGTTGCCCCTGCTGTTGCATCTGACCTTGTCCTGCATCTCGAAGCTGTTTCTGGATTGCGCGGGATGTGTTGGGATCAATCTTCTCCAACGCTGCTAAATGCTGTTGTAAGTGTGCCATCAGAACTTGCATTGCGCTCTGATCGACCTGTTGTTGCCGCTGTTGAGCAGCTTGGTTAAACGCGAAGAGAACGGATATATGCGCCTTGTGGTCGTCCGAAGGCTTGATAGCGACAGGGAAGCCTGTGGTGAGCATGGTCGCAATTTCAGTCGCTTGATCTTCAGCTTGATCGCCAGAGGCAGCGTTAGGATCTTGGTATAGCCTGCGGACCAGCGAGGGATCGTCTTGTTCAAGGACTGATTTAACCAGTTCTCCCTGGTTGATGAAAGGATTGTTTTGGAACATCTGCATCCGCGAGACTGACTTCTGCAACGCAAACTGGCGGTTAATAAAGTCTAATCCACCCTTTGGTTCAATAGAGTACTCATCATGGATGCCGTCTGGTGGCATTGAGCCTGTCTCTTCCGCATACCGATACATCAAGTCTTTCTTGTTGTACTGCGTGTAGAGTGACCAAGCTTGCTTGAATAGGTGGGATAGACCCATCCTAAACATACGATTGCGAAGATCGCCAGAGGATGCTGACTGAGACTGCAACGCCTGAATCTCGGTGGCAGTCTTTCTGTCACCAGCGTTATACTGCGAGCCTGCGCCAAAGTCTGGGTTGCCCATGCGCTGTTCAGCAAGCTGACGCTCTTCAAGCATCAAACGCTGGAAGTCGAATGGAGGTTGGCTGAACTGAACTGGCTTTAATCCTTGTGGCAGGATCTGACCAGGTTGCATCTTCAGGTTCGCTGTGTTTAGCGAGATAGGATTCTGCGCTTCAAAGACGGGTCGGTTGGCTAGCTCAACGTAATCACTCAATGAGTTCTTGAGCTTATTTAATAGATTCTCGCCAGGGAGGAGAATTTCTGCAACTCCGCGAGGGCTATACCAACCGCCCCCTGTGACCTCATAGGGGAAATCTACGAAAGGTGGTTCACCATGTCGGTAGGGTAGCGTGAAGGGTTTGCGAATGTCTTCGTCTATAACCAGAGGACTGTAGGTTTCAACCTTCCATCCATCTTCAGACGGCGTGTACATCTCCCAAAGGACAATACGATCATTGTCAGCTTCCTGAGTAATTCCTTCGCGCCTGTAAATCTCGTCTTGAATCTCACTTCGTAGGCCCACTGATTTCGAGGGTTTACCCGAAATGATTTTAACGAACTCGTCCCCCTGCTTGTAAAGCGGATTTGCCTTATAGGAATCGACTGAGGTCGAAATGATGTGAACAATGAAATCGGCATCTTTAAACTCCTTTGTGTAGGAAGGAACGATGATGTGGAAAGGGTCAATCGCCTCAAAATCAATACGCTTCTTGTCCTCGTTCCAGATTACTTTAGCTACTCCGCGCCCATAGAGCAGGATGTTGTCGATGACGGAAACAATCTCCTTCTGGAAGTTGGTACGCTCACGCATCTGGTAATCGAACCAACGCTCGGCTGAGACTGTCAGCGGAGCCAACTGCTGGCGCATAGGAACGAAGCTAGAGAGGATGTCGTTACCAATTGCGCTATTGACGAAGGAAGGTTTTAGCTTCTCGATAGCAGAATCAATTAACTGAACGTGTAGGTCGGCTGCTGTAGGCCAAGGCTTAATCTTGCGCCGTACACCAAAATAGCGAGCTTGGTAGAAAAGCCGTTGACGATTCTCCCAAGTCTCACGCTGGTTGAGCGAGTCAATAATCCGTGTGTAATAACTATTCCTGCGTGTATCTTTAGCGTTCATTTGTTGCGCTCCGTTTGAAGTTCATAAGAAAGGTCGTTGACATAGTTAAGTGCCTTCTTTGCCCAAGCACGAATGGCTGGAGAGGCAGTACGAACCGAAGGGTAGCTATCGTCTTTCATTAACGACTCAACTGCCCCCGAGGTGTTCGTTATCGGACTTGTTGTCGCGCACCCACCAAGCAACAGAACCAAGTTCACGATCAATAACCTCACGATTATCTTTCCACTCGGTAGCGTTCTTGTCAACACGCTTCTCATACCAACCTGGTATAAGGCGAAGGACTGATGCGATGATTTGAAGTATCGCACCGATCACTTAAATTTATTTGATGTTTAACCCGACAGTCTTCAGGAATGCAACAACCTTTTCCAAGATCGAATCATCCGCTGGAGTGGGGGTGAGCTTAACAATAATACGAGCAGCGAGTACAATGCCGCCAGCCGCAGCGACAACTTCCGTCCAATTCGATGTGATCCAGTTCCATATATTCATAGTTTTATCCTCCTGCTTCAAACCCAGCCATGACAGGATCATGCAATTCCATCATGGCCTGAAGTGATTTCCAAGTTGGCCTTTCGATCTGAAAGGTCAAGTCGAACCTCATGTTGCCACCATCCAAGCATAAAGCAAGTGCGTCAGCCTTGTCAGGCGAGGCAAGACCTCTGGCACGCATCGAATCCTTAGATTCCACGCCTAGCTTGCCTTTCGAGTTGACCAAGCTTTTCCTGCAAGTTAGCTGGGCAGTTAGGTCATCGTCTTCTGGCAGGATGATCTCAGCCCCATCAATCTTCTTTGCCATGCCGTACCACATCTCAGCAGACCGATTAGTATAGGCATCGGCATCGTAGGCAGTAGAACCAAAGTTGACTCGGTTAACCTCCCAGCCTGCCTCTGCCAGCGCATCGCACATAGGCATACCCAACCCACTCGCATCTGCAAATATGTTGTTAGGCTCTAGCCCAGCCTTCTTAAACTCCACGATGAACCGCCCTACCGCTGCCATCGTATCACGATCACGCCAAGCTAGGAATGGCAGAACCTTATTGCCATCTCTTATTGCCAGCACGTTGCAATCCCCGCCTGCTGCGAAATCCACGCCTGCTACCCTAGTGCCAGGCTTGAATGCGGGTGGAGTGGTTAGGCAATGCTGGAGTTGGTTTAGGCTGATGACAAGGCTCTCGGAACCTATGTCAACGAACTCGCCGTAGATCATAGAGCGTGTCAGCGGGTGCTTCTCGCCGTACCGCTGGATAACCTCATCAATCTGAGTCTGCGTGATGTGGGGGCAGTCAAACGCTGTGACAGAGTGCTTCTTCCACATATCAGCTTCCTTGGTGAAGGCGCGGTAGAACGCGCCGCTAGACCCGCCTGGGCTGGATGCGATCAACAGTCTAGTTGGTTGGCAACGGCTGATGGCTTCAAATAGAGGGTCGGCAACTGTCTTGGCTTCGTCCACTACCATGAGCAATGGATGGTTGTCGTGGTCTTCAGCGTGCCAGCCTTCTGCACGCCCTGCATCGGTGGCTGAGTATCCTATAATACGCGATGTGTTGCCGTTGGGGTGGAGGTAGCGAATCTCGCCAGATGTCACTTCCCATGCCCCACCGAGTTTAGAAATGTGATGGCGCAGGCTAGGCCATAATTGACTTTCAACTTGTCGGTACACGCCTGCCGTTGTTACAGCAATTGAGCGGGGGTAAACGAGCGCGTGCCATATCAAAATAGACGAAATAACTGTGCTGGTCTTGCCCGATCCGTTGGCTGCACGTAAGGCTACGCGCGAGTCTCTGGGGTGTAAATCGGTCAATACCTTCCGTTGCCAGTCATAGAGATTGATGCCCAATGCGTTAGATGCGAAATTGGCTGGTTTACCAAGGTCTTCTAACGCCTCTTCTTGGCTACGCTTGGGGGGTTTTGGCATAGTGGTGTGCTAGGACCTCTTTTTGTTTTGAGCCACAATAATTTAGGGGGGGTTATGTGTATCAAGCGGGGGCTGGGGGCGTGGCGGGTGGCGTGGTGGTGTACTTGGCTAGGCTCTCTGCCCTAGGCTTTCGCCTCTTCATGGCTACCTTGCGAGGCTTAGAGATTTTTAATTGTGTTGTAGTGACAACATCTTGCGTACCACTTGTCGCACAATTGCTATTGTATGAACTATTAAGTTGTGGTTTCGCCTTAACATCCTGGAGGTCAATCACTTGCGCCTTCTTCTTCACCGCAATCCCCGCTAGGAGTGAGGCAAGGTTAGAGGATATTCCATGCGTGTGTTCTTGCGTAACTGCAAGGCGTGCAGATGGTTGCGCCCAATTATACCCACGCTCAAGAATCCAAGCCTTGGCTTGCCAACTCTTCTCCCCCGCAAGCTGTACATCTCGAAGAAGAGACAATTCATGCTTTTTGCGCGCTGTCTCCACTCGCTTACCAAAATCGGGCTTACGTTGCGCCCAAGTTCTTATGGTTGACGGATTGACCCCAACCAACGCGCCCGCTTTCTCGAGTGTGAATCCAGAGCCGCACGCTGCCACAATTTCATCCGCGAGTTCTGAAGTGAATATCTCGCGCCCATTCTTCCCCTTCTCCACTATGCTTTCTTCCATGCGTTGACCCTACCTTAAAATATATTAAAATAAAGTTGACAATGATGCCACCAGCATGCATCTTGTCCTAATGAATAACCCAACACACACCGAATCCAGCGCGGTTAAAGCCGCTGGAAAAACTATCTATGACAAACAAGATTCTATGAATCGCCAATTCTTATGGGATCTTTTTGAGGATGGTTCCGCGATGACTCGTGAGATCACGCGCCATTCACGCTATGCGGGGAGCGCGGTTGAAACTTATCGTGAGACTCACGCCGCAGGATCAGAAATGGCGAGTTTAATCGCGCGCATGATGGAGAGTCAAAAATGATTGACCTAGCAATAGCAATCCTATTCCTCTCCCCTTGCGTTCTATTTATGGCGCTAGGATATTTCGGCAAAAACTAAACAAAAAAAAGGAAACACACACAATGAATAAAAACCCCACTAGAATCCTAGGTTGGAACGATGCGCCGCCATTGTTTCATCTCACGCTAAGTAGTGCGAATTCTAAAACTGGTCCCATTCCAGTTTCAACATCTCCCCAGGCTACTTGTCCCGACTCATGCCCATTAAAGAAAAATGGTTGCTTTGTCTTAGGCCCTATAAAATGGCATTGGGACAAGGTTAGCAGAGGGGAAAGAGGAGGAGTTTGGGAAGAGTTCATGGATCAAATCCGTTCTCTCCCTCGTGGTCAATTGTGGCGGCACAACCAAGCGGGAGACTTGCCTGGTGATAATGAGGAGATTCTGCCCGAATTGTTGGGCGATCTTGTAAAGGCTAACCAAGGCAGGAAAGGATTCACCTACACCCACAAACCAGTTCTAGAGGGCCAAGCGGGACCTATTGAAAGTAATAGGGCAGCCATAAAGGCAGCGAATGAGGGTGGGTTCACGATTAATCTAAGCGGCAATGGGTTGAATCATGCGGACAAGTTGGCGGATCTTTGCATAGGTCCAGTTTGTACGATCCTACCCGACGAAAGCCACGCAAACCGAATCACCCCCAATGGGCGCAAGGTTGTTATATGTCCCGCGCAGACGCGCGATGATATAACGTGCGCCAAGTGCGGACTATGTCAACGCGCGGACCGCTCTGTTATCGTGGGATTCATTCCCCACGGCGCACAAAGTAAACGAGCCTTGGCGATTGCGAGGGCAAACTAAGTGACATCCTACGCCGTTTACAATTCGCTAGGCCAATTCCAAGCGCGTTTCCTAACCTATAAGCGCGCCATGGCTTGGGCAATCCGCCACGACATGGAATGGTCCGCCGTTATTAGAAAGGAGGAAAAATCATGAATGACCCCGCCATGTATGCCTTGGGCATGATGCACGCAACCGCGCTGTGCCTTTTTGTCTGGCTCTGCACGCCTAGGGATAGGCCGCGCAAGTAGTCGCTCCATGTCTTCCCATCCTAGCAAGGGGGGAAGGAATGGATTGACCCTATTGGGTTGACCTAACAAACGGCAGCGCAGCCATTCAAACGGCGGCGCGGAACTAATGGAGAATAATTAAAATGAGCAAAGAAAGCGAATTGACATCTGAAATATTAAAGGGATGGCGCGGCTTGGGCGTTAAAGTGCCTTGTGATTGTGGAAGCGATGACGCTTCATGGCATGGCAGGACACGGCGCGAATATTGTTGTGATAAGTGCTATAACTTGTCTTCCACAAAGCAATCCGATTGGGAATGGGTGGAGGAACAGTTTTAATATTTGCGCCTAAGGTTCAATCCCTTGGCGCGGGAATGTCTTGCAATGGATTGCGCTGGTGCGCTATTCAAACGGAAGCGCAATGCCTATAAGGAGGGCATAAGGAATGGATAAAAATCAAATCATAAAAGAATACTTTGCGTCCATCGGACGTAAGGGCGGGAGCGTTACTGGAATTACCAAAGCTCGCAAGATGTCGCGGGAGCATTACCAAATGGTAGCGCAGACCCAGCGGGAGCGTTGGCAAAAGTGGCGGCTAGAGAACGGCAGGCCAGAGGTCAAACGGAAGCGTAGTCGCATTAAAGGCGCTAAATAGACGCATAAGGGTACTATAAGGAATGTATTATCGGGAACGTGAACTATAAACGGCAGTTTAGCTACACTCCAGACTGAGATATGGGCTGGAATCCTATCCATATTGTAGTCTGCGGGTATATAAGGACATTACAAACGGAAGCCTAGCGACCAATACGGCAACAGCACGCTCGGTTGCCTAGCTCCTTAAACTTGAATTTGGCGTTTAAACTTGAATCTTGGGGCTTTATTTCGGCTTCACATCTTTTATCGTTTTGCCTATCCCGACCCCGTGGCAAGGCTTCTGGGTGGCAAGGAATTGATTTTAAAACCTTCTTGCCTTTCATTTAACTACCAATTTTTGCATGACCAATGGCTACTCACGTCTCATCTACCTCATCTTGGTCCCAAACCGCAGGGCAAGCCTCCTGGAGCGATTGTAGTGCCTTCTGGTGGGTGCAAAAGAATTCCGACAAGCCCTTAACGTAGGTAGTCAACCCTTCCCACTGCGCCTCGAACACCTCATAGGAGCAGTTAGCCTCCATATCGTCCACTAGGCCACCTAGCAATCTAACCACGCCATGTAACTTGGCGTTCTCCAGTTGCAGCAGACTGATAAACTGGTGAGCTATCTTAAGCTCATCCCTATCCTGGCTCAGAACGTGCCTTTCTTAGCTTTCATCATACGCCAGATCTTAGGCTTGATGGTGCTTTCTGATTTAGGACGGCTAGTGCCAGCTTTACGCCTTGCGTTGATGTTAGCATACAAACCAGGTTTTGATTTATTCATTTGCGTACTTTATCACACGCCGACCGCGATGCCATTTGTTTTTTTTAATTCACGCTCAAGGCTGCTTCGGATTGGTTGGGGGGAAGGCGGATTCAGGGAGCCTTTCCCCCTCTCCTTTGCAGATTGTATTTCTATGTATACTATAGGGGTTTGTCATAGTGTACTTGTCAGTGCTTTTGGCAGTAACGCTGTCAGTGACTAGAAACTGGCTTGATTGGCAGAATACAATCCGTTGTCTATTAGGATTTTGCCAGCGTTTGTCAGTCTCTTAATGTAGCGATAAACAGTTCTGTCCGAAACTTCCATCCTTTCGGCTATCGTTTTGACAAGATCATTTGCTACCCAAGCCTTAATTCCCATTGCTTTTAGTAGGTCAGAATCGTTGATCGCTTTGTGCGCTCCAGCACGCTTTAGATTGTCTGGGTTTAGGCAATAGTTGGTCAAGAATAGTGGGTAGTGCCATTGCACCACAAAGCTGTCTAATGGGGGGAAGTTCCTCAGCGTGACCTCACAGGTAAAGCTCCTCTCATCCTCTTCATGTGCCGTAAGTACTACAAGCGAGTCTGGATTGCGTGCAAAGACACCTGAACCAGAGAATCTGTCAATTGATTCCGAATTACTCTTGTTTCCCTTGCCAAAATGATGTGACAATATGACAGAAAGATTGTGTCTAACTGCCAGAACCTCAAACTCATTCATCAAATTTGCCATGTCACCAGCGTTATTCTCATCGCGATCACCCATAAGCATATAATTAGGGTCAAGGATGATCGCCTGGTAGCCTTTCCCTTCGATCTGCTTCTCGATGATGGGTCTGATAGTTGTCAAGTCAGCGGCGTAACCCCGAAGCGTCCACACATCGAAGTCTGCCACTTGATCTTGGGTTAGGTTTTTGGCCTTCACCACATCAGCTAGGCGATTACGGAAACTCCACTCTTGGATCTCAAAATTTATGAATAAAACCTTGGCGCGCTTACACTGCTGCCCCCACCACAACCCGCCCACTTGTATCGACAATGCTAAGTCAATCAACGCCCAAGACTTGAATGACTTACTGCCTCCACCTAGTAGCAATTTGCCACCTTGATGCAGTATGCCAGCTATTAGAATCTCTGGCTCTGGTAACTTCTCCACCATCAATTCATCATAGCGTTTAATCGGAGGCCACTCATCGGTTTTGGGTTTAATTCCTAGTGCTACTGCTGGTTCAATCATACTACTTTCCTCCTTGGCAGAACCATAAAAGACTCTGCGTTTTGTCGTTTCTTTTTACACCTGGCATCCGTACTGGCTGACTTGGTTTGAAGGTAGCAGGGTCGCACCCTAGCGGGATAAGAAAAGCTTTAAGTTGATCAAACCATTCCTGCTTGGGCATCTCTAACCAACCATGCAAACTCTTTCCAGCAGTATCCACAACGGCGTACAACTTCATTTGGAATAAGTCACGCATGAGTTGAAATACCGCACCCATCTGCGGTTTGGTCAAGACATCCGATTCAATGACCAAGTAACGGCGTGTAATAACATTCTCATTGGCTCGGCTGATAGTACCAGCCGCAAACACCCCAGCGGTCGTAAACTGACCGATGGGCGGTGTCTGCATCCATTCGCTAGCGGTCTTGAAGTGAAGTGGGTGATTCCCACTATCCTTGACCCCGCCTATCCACACGATGTCATCTGGTTTGAATAGCGACAACATGGCCTCGTACTGCGCCTGTGGCTCGTCTGGGATGGGGGTAGGCGATTCCTCGAACATATCCGCAGGGTCCCAGTTGTAGTGCGTGAGGTAGCGTTGCTTGTTGGACTCGGCAATAGTCTTAATGCGGTCGAGTACTTCCGACTCTGGATCTTTCTGGATTACCAAGGCCCTTGGTATCGAAGTTCCACCTGAAACCATCAAGGAATCCTTGACAGTTGACCTGTACAGCGGGTCGCTGGATATAGCACGCCTCAGCTTGCGGTTGGCTTCATCTCGGTATGGCGTGCAGGAGGAGTGCCAACAGAATATAGTAGGTGCTCCGTCAATGAACACTGTGGTATCTCGCACGCGAGTGTGGCTGGTGTGTGCGGCTTCACCTGGGCATTTGCATAGTCCGTGGTTATCCGACTGCCAAT